CTACTTGCATGACGATAACATGATTTACGATGCGCCCGAAAGCAATGCCGTATTCGGTGATGTAGACAGTAATTTGTTGTTTGACGCGCTAGACCTTTTTTTGCAGTGCCATGATGTTACCTCAATTACAAGCGAGGACGGCTACAGATTCACCGTCAACGCAGACGGCGTGACTAACGGCGATATGTCTTTCGACTCTCTTCAATCTGCTATCGAGGCATTGCAAGCATGAAACGCAAACTATTAGACCTTTTTTGTTACGCCTTTTTAATTGTCATGACGCTTTATCTAATGGATATGTTCGTGACTGAATTAGCACGATGACTGGCGTAAAAATCAAATATTCTTTAGGAACAATAAAATGAAATTCGATAACATGGATTACACAATAGGCTCACACTTTGCGAGCGCGTTAATTAATGGTGACTATAGCGGCTTAGAGGATCACGAAGAGGCCGCGTTTAACGCATGGATTGACGCGCATGAACAACGCGGCGCACATTGGGACATTGTCGGGGACAATACCGAATTCGCCCGTTGTGAGGTAACTGACTTAATGGGCGATTGTGTAACAGCGCGCCAATATTATCCGGCAAGGGGTTAATTATGGAATTGATACAAACAACAGACATCGAAGGCCGCGCGGTTTGGGCGTATGTAATCAACGATGTAGAAATCGTTTGCGCGTATACAAGCGAATGCGGGCGGTTTGATGTAACGCCCGACTATTACGGATTAACAGTAGAGCAAGCCGACAAACTAACCGCCGCGAATAGACTGGCGTAAAAATCAAGGGGTATTGAGCATGATTCAAACTATCAACTTATATGATTTCCGTGACGCGTTCAAACGGTACGGGCGCGGCGAACAATTCAGCTATGAGGGCTTAGAGTTAATCTTTGACTATATCGAAGAATACGAGCAAAGCACGGGCGAGCAAGTCGAATTTGATGTAGTCGCGCTTTGTTGCGAGTGGTGCGAACAAACGCCCGAGGATATTGCTATGGCGTACAACTTAGAAATATGCGTTTCTGAGGAAAACACATTACAAAATGTACTTGAGTACTTGCACGATGAAACCCAAGTCGCGGGCGTGACGGACTCGGGTAATGTTGTTTATGTTCAATTCTAAGGGGCGCACGATGAAAATCTATCGCGCTAACTACGAATCCAGAAACTTTTCTTTTGAGGCGTACGGCAAAACTGAACAAGACGCGCGCGCCGCGTTAATGATCGGCTTGCTGCGCCACATGCATCAATATAACTTAGAGGCCGAATGGTATCAAAAAGACGATATCTCAATTGTTGAATATCAATTAAACACCCCGTATCGGGATTACAGCATCATCAAAGGTGATTAACATGAAAACTTACGACATAACAATTCAAGCAATTATTACCAAAACCATCACAGTGCAAGCAACTAATGACGATGATGCGTACGAGTTAGCGTGCGAGGGCTTTTCTGATGTTTGCTTTGATCTGGACGAATTCTACGAGCAAAACTGTATTTCTATTCAAGAGGTGACAGCATGAGAGTAAACGAAATGACGGGCGGCACTACCGTTTTATGCGTTGATGTACTGGAAACATCAAACGGGTTCATGGTTCTGTTTGAGGATGAATACCTTGATGATGATAACGGGGACAATTGTTGGGATACATTCGCCGAGGCAATGGCGGTTTTAAAATTACAGCTTGAGGTGACAGTATGAACAAACCACAGCTTTATAAAATAACCGGCTTTGTTAAAGTCACGATTGAAGTTATCGCGGCGAACGATGAATCAGCAGAAAAGCAATTTTACGATGCCCAATTATCAGACTTTGATTTGAAAGAAATTGAACTAACCGAACTTGAACATCTAGGGGAACACTATGCCTATTAAATACTCCACTGGCGCGCCAGTTCAGCACGGGGACATCGTCCATGTAAAGAATCGCGCCTACACGGTAGATTCATACGATCAGAAATCGGGCTATGTATACGCCCGTAGCATGGACGAAAGCCGCACGCTGCGCCCACTGTACCCTAAAGACATAGGTGCTTATTGGGACAATGTACACCCGCTATTCGGGGAGGTACTGAGCGCATGGCGTCCCTGATAATAGCGGCAGTAGTCCTCTTGATGATCCTAACCTTTGACCTCTAAAAAATAAGCCCCTTGCGGGGCTTTTTTATTTCTTAACTATTTGTAAGGGCGGAGAAGTAGCGGGCAATTCTTCTACCAACCGCCTGAGTTCCGCCTTATTGTACTTTTTAGCCATTTCAGGCGCGGCGTATATTTGTTTCTTGGTTGTATATTCGCGCGTCATAACCCGCCCACAATCTACCCATTTCGCCTCCGCTAGCGCGTGTACTAGCGCGGGCGGGGGTATGCGTACGCCCTGATTACTTAACCGCCCACAGAGTGCCTGGAAGGGCGCGGCAACCACACCACGAGCAAATTCGCCCTTACGCTCGGTCAATTGCTCGTAAAGAAAGCTTTCCGCGCTACTCATGCCCTGTTCAATCATCGAGCGTTTGTAATCGGTCAACATGGGCGCAGCCGAGGGGTTAAACGCGCTCACATCCCGTGCATACAGCCACGCAGCACACGCAGACAGCCCGCCAGCGTTATACCATGCCCACAAGCGCGCGCTCTCTGCCTCGCTCATTTTAGGGGCGGTAGACCATACGCAGAACCAGCGGCGGTCATCCGAGTCTAGGGTAATGGAAACTTGGTCATTAGAGAACGCCATGACAAAGATTCGGTTAAGCATTTCGTAGGGCTTCAAGCCCTTACGGTTAATTGAAATCAAATCTGGCGGGGCGGCAATGATGGGTTTAAGTGCATTGGCTAACGCGCGCCGCTCTCGGGCATCGGGCTCACGCAATTCGTTAAGCACCAAGACTTCGGTTTCTAGCTGATATTGGAATTGGCTATTTAACTGCTGCGCGCTCATAAGCTTGACATTTTCTTTTGAGTCCCCGCGTATGCCCCAGAAAAACGGTGCCCACATGGTGTCCTTGCCCGAGCCTTGGTGCCCGCCATGCAGGATAGCGTGATTAATTTTGGCCTTGGGGTACTGCAATTTGAACGCCATAACATTAAGAATATGTTCGCGCTCGGCTTGGTCGGGCACAAGGCGTACGCAATGGCTAATCCAAGGGGTAACATCGCCCGAGACAACAGGGGGGCGCAGATCACGCCAACGGTTACCAAACACCCGCCCGCCTCGGGACACTAGCACACCCTCACCCGCAGCATAAGTGATGCCGTTCAAGGCGGGCGCGCCGTTATCTTGCCGATTCTCATCGTATGACACCGAAGCTTCTACCCGCCGCTTAAGGTTATGCACACTCTTGCAGTCAATATGGCGGAACAACGCGTTAAAAGATATACGCGACACTTCGTTGCGCTCTTGCATATCGAAGTACGCGTCATCGTCCTGAACATACGCAAAACGGGTAAACCATTCCGCTTTTTCAACCCGCCCGAGTTGCTTACGCTCGACCTCTTTAATAATTTCGGTAGCACGGTCGGGGAACGCCTCGGTAGGTTGCAATCGGGATAGCGCGCCCGTCATCATGGAGGCGAGCAATTCATCCCTAAGTCCTGGGGCGTGTTGTGGGCCGCCTTGGTCGCCTACCCACTCTAAAAAGGTGTGCGAATCTAAGTCTAAGCAATGCGAGTGCAAACAGCAGTAGGCGCGCATCGAGGGGTTATAACGCCCCTCGGGGTTGCCATCGGTATGCTCGGCACTGTTGGGGCAGACTACCCCCATCCAGCCCTCGGGGTTGGGGCGTGATAGCACCAGACTGTTTGAGCTTAGCCAGATCACGACATCGTCCTGACCATCGTCTGCTACACGAATGGGTGTGAAGCGCGCGTTCTCGATCGGGGCGGGGGTGACGCCTAGCGCCTCGCATATCTGGGGGAGACTAAACTCGCGCTTGGGGTGAAACTCGGTTAAGCGTGCGGCGAAGCTCTCACGCCCAGGTTTTAGGTTGACTGACTCGGGGAGCCGAAAATTACGCACAGCGTTCGTAGCCCCTGGATCGGTGTAGCCGGCCTCTGCAATCGCTTTGATGGCGGCGGTGAATTCGTCAACGGTCGGATGATCGTCTAATGCAAAAGTGTAGCCCCACTGGTAGTTGTCGGGAGAGGTTTCGATCTTCCAAGTGGGCTCGATCGGGGGCAGCTTGGACTTGGTGCCGACATCGTCTAAGACTAGGAAGCCGACACGCTCGCAATTGGCGATGGACGCCGAGGGGCGGCCGTCTTTAAAACGGCTCACGATAAACATAGCCGTATTGGCGTACCACGCACCTTGACCGTTGTATTTTTCGGGCAAGTAAGCCGGCCAAGTGCACTTGATCGCACCATCGGCGTGAAACTGGTACTCGCCATTCTTTAACTGTGGCTTTTGACGCACAAAAAGTACGGTTTCGCCCTCAGGGGCTAAGTTTGTTATATACTCAAAAAAGTTCATGTAATACTCCTTGTTAGACCACCCTTGCCGGTGGTCTTTTTTTTACTTACCGTATCTGGTCATAATCTGCGCTTCAACGCCCAACGGAAGATCAGGGCACCAAGCGGGAGGCGTGCACATCACACGCTCCAATTCAAGCATAGCTGTTTCGGGGTCTTCGACTTCGAGTACGATTTCGTCATGTACATGAAGTATTGCGTCTGGTAACTCACGCAATGCGTGGCGTAGTACGTCGTTGGCTGCGGCTTGGGTGATATTCTCGCAAGCGAGTCCTTTCCAGAGCCTAGCGCGTGGCCACTCTGTGGCGTCGGCGGCGGGCTTCCAAGCGGCTTTGGCATAAGTAACACCGTCATTATCAAGTTTGGCGAACGGGTAACACAGGACGCGTCCCGAAGGTAAAGCGTACCATAAGTGTTGACCGTCAAACAGGTACGTCACGCGTCCTGCGCTAAATTCATAACCTTTATTTCGCATGGCGCGGGTGTACGCTTCTTCAAGCTTTTGCCAGTAGGGCACCGACCACTGATTGGCACGCCTCCAAGCGTCTACCATGCGCCGCGCGTCCGACTCGGGTAAGTGAATACCGTAGGCGCGACCCATCGCAGCAAAGGCGCCCACGCCACCGGCAAACCCACAAGCGAGCTCTTGAACCTTACCAATCTGGCGTTGGTCTTTGCTGATCTCTTGGGTGTGAAATGTTGCGCGTGCGTTAGCGACATACACATCCTCACCACGGCGAAACAAGTCAAGTTTAGCGTTGCCCGCTACGCAGTTGGACAGCCACGGATTCATGCGCGCTTCAATAGACGACCAGTCAGCAACAACTAATGCTTTACCTTTGGCTGGAATGATTGAAGGTCGAAGCATTCCCTTGAGTACGTCTGTAATTCGTTTGCCGTACTTGGGGACGATGTCATGTCCTCTGACCATTGCTTGTCGTACCGCATCTGGGTCGTCTGCGCATCGACGAGTGAAATTATGGACTTGGGCGCCATAGCTAGAAGCTCGGCCTGTAGCTGATCCACCAGCGAACACAAAAGCGCCTCTAACGCGGCAATCCTCGACGTCCGCCAAGTCTTTAAGGCGGCTGAACTTAGCAACCGACGACGCCCAAAGGTCATCGGCGCACTGTATGACTTCGGCCACGTCGGGCGGTACTTGCTCGGGGTCGTCCATTGCGAGTAGGTTCGCACGAACCGTTTTGTCGATGCTGTACTTACCATCTTCAACCTCCATAAGTTTTAACGCGTCTTGGCCGACCCTTTCTTTGACCCACTCGCGCATTTTCGGCGACCGGACTGACGTGATCGCGCCATCGGTGACGGATCGGACAATGGACTGTATATCTTCGAGCTCTTGTGCCGCATATCCAACGGCTGCTGTGGCAAGATGCACGTCCACCAAGACGCCACGGTCGTTGATTCGTTCGTTGACATGATAATCTCCTAGCTCATCCGGTGAGAGGGGGCGCATACCTAGACTAATCGCACGCATGGCACGCACGTCCTGCTCACAGTATTGCACGAGTTCGGTCATAAGTGCAGGGTCGTTTTTAAACGGCGGCACGCACAGCGCACGGATAAGTTGCGCGCCGCGGTGATCTTTCTTCATGCTGGCTCCTGCAAAGCGGCCGACGTCCTCAAGCGAGCCTGGGGCACAGTTGGCACGGGCTTGTGCTGCGGTGCAGTAGAATTGCTCTAAGTCGAACTGTACATTGAGTACATACCAAAAGATCAGGCGTTCAAAGGTCGCGTTATGCGCGCGGATCTCGCCCGTGTGGTGCCGGACATCTTCGGGGAATGGTTGATCGGGCGTCCAAGTACGCACGTCTTCATCATCAAACGCGTACGACATACAGAGCACGTCTGTTGTGCCGTCCTGCGCGTAATTGTAGACGCCGTGCTTCTTTAGGTCGCAATGGCTACGGGTTTCAAAATCAAGCCAAAGAATCATTCTGTTGTATAAACTTCGCAAGATTCAGAACACCCACTATTTTCATCAGCACGCGCCACGCGCATAGGTGTGTCTTTATTTTCTTCGTACAATTTAAAAAGGCCGATTGTATCTATATGCTTACGAAAAAACACACGCTCGCCAATTTGCGGGCCATGTAATCTATATTGTTGTTCCATGCGACGATGAAAATCATATACGCTAGGATCGCGTTGGATTTGCATAAAATGCTTAGGCAAACTTTTTTTGTAACACCCTTGGCAATTACCTTCAAACTCGTCAATATTTAAATCAAAAGTTTGTTCCGCCCACCAATCCAGTATTTCATCCTTATCCGTTGGCCACACATCAACTAATGGATACTGAATGTTAGTTACGCCCGCAGTCTTGCTTACGCGCCGTATTTCATCTTTGCGTATGCCAATAGCAGTAGGTGTCGTTTTGTAATCAAGACCAATGCTACGCAAATATGAATTCATGGGGTTGATTTTTAATTCGCGCGTGCAATACGGAAAAGACACATTGGGTATCCCATACTTTGCGATAACAGCCTCAAAAGGTTCAGCTTTACGCGCTGCTGATTTGTAATTTACTATCTTGTGCGAACTGGACACGCGGCCTTCGTGCACTACAGCTTCTAGCCAAACCGTATTAAATTTAAAATGTTGGTCGCAATTGTGGACAAATTCTAAAGTCTTAGGGTGCTCAAGACCCGTGTTAGCAAACGTCACAATAAAATCGTACCGATCTGACCAATTGTCTACTAAAAGTTTGGTCATGTAAGCGCTAGTGCGCCCGCCGCTAAACGAGATTTGATATTTTTCTTTCATTACTTTACCTTACTGTATAGGTGGGGCGTCAATTTGGTCGTGACTAACTGTGCGTTGGAAGGCAAGAAAAACACGCACTTACGACATCCTTGAATGCTTGCCTAACCGCCCCTGAACCTTACTCTTCTGTCTTTGGCAATTGTGGAATAGCTTGAGCGCGAATCTCAGCGATCAGGCCTTCGACCTGTTCGTAAGGTTGGCGGCCAAGCATACCCATAATTACATTGACTTGTTCAATTGAAAGGGTCAAGTCAATCATGCGGCACCTCGACGACGACGTGCGGGGGCTGCTTCAGCTTCCGCTACTGCGGGCTCTGCTACTTCGCCGTCCATGCCAACCCACTCGACAATCTCAAAGACTGGCGTGTAGATGCGGCCATAGCTCTTATGCTGATAATGTTCCTTTTTTAGCAACACCACAGGCACAGGTTTGCTTTGGTCAACGTCCACTTGGTTTGCGATGGCGACCGCCAACGCTTGCACCGAACGCTTACCGCCGACGGAAGTCACGGTGTAACGCGCTTCCATCCCTTCGTCTTCGCCGGAGACACACTTAAGCGACATACCGACTTGCGTTTCCCAGCCGCGCTTGGCGTTTGGTGGTGGTGTGTCAAGCTCAGGCAACGGCTCGGACACCGACACCATTTTTTCGCCGAGAACTTCACCCTCGCCCCAAGCAATAAAGCCGTGAACAAATGAGAAAGGATTGATTGCCCAACGAGCGTCGTCTTCGGCTTCGGTCTGGTCTGCACCAAATACCCAATGGCCTGTCTTGTCCATCTTAATGATGACCGAGCCAGGCGTGCCCACGTCTTGCTCAAGCGCGCGAAGCGACTGAGAGAGTGACGAAACAGCGGGGAGGTTTGCGGATTTAAAAGTTGCGATATTAGACATTTTAGATTACCTTAAGTTTAGATAGAACCTTTGAGAGGTTCAAGATTGCTGGGCGAGGATCATCCTCGTTTGCCAGCGTATTGCCCGATGAAACCGATACAGCTAGTTCCTGCGGGAAATTCTTTTTGCCGACCAACTTCTCGGCAGCAGCGACAGATATTAGCTTACTTTCAAAAGCTTTGTCACCTAAAAATTTTATTGCGTCGTCTTCGTTCGTCCATTGACGTGTGCCACGCTTGGCAACCAACTTGTAGCCAGACACTGGGACATCGTTCTCAAGCATGGTAAACGCCATCTCACGCACAGACTTAATAAAGTCTTCAATCTGATCGGCTTGTTGCAAGTAATGACCAATCTGAGTTGCGTCAATTGTCTGCAAGCTTGTCTTCATAAAGCGATCAACTTCGCCTGTCATCTTGGGGCACACGGGCTTGGCCGCACACCAACGACAATGATCACCGGCGTTGAAAGCCGCATCATCTTTTTGCGACTGCTTAACGGCGGCAACTAACTCGGCCTCAAACTGTTTAATGCGTGCGGGTGTTGTGACCCAACGACGCGTCATAGGGGGCTGCACAATGATGATTTCAATTTCAGTTGCGCCGTCAAACACCCATTGCGTGTCAGGCGTACGCATAGCGGCGCCCGCGTAGAACATCCCTTGGGCATTCTCTACTGCATCAACCACCACACCATCACCAAACTTCCAATCCAAAACAATGGCCCGATCACCAATGCGGCCAAGCAGATCAGCAGAACCAAACACCCCAGGCAAGAGATTGCCAAAACCCACGCGGCTCTCCACAGCAAACTCCATACGCTTGTCAGGATCGATCTCGTCAAGTGCAGCAAGTGCAACGGCAATCTTGTCATCGTAAAGCTCCTGCGTGAGTATGATTCCATTGTATTCCATACCGATTACGCTTTCGACTTTACCATCTAAGAGCATAGCAATTGCGTCATGCAGTAGCGTGCCACGGTCAGCGTGTACGCTAGATGGTCTAGGCGGCATCTTGGCGCATAAGTTAACGGAGGCGGGGCACGCCATGACGCGCTTGGCGGTCGAGCCGCCTACGATTGAACTATGCAGCATCGCGGCGCTCCATCATCAAGTCGGCGTACTCATACGCGGCGTCAACAACATTTTTAGGGGCAAGAGGCGGGTTCACTGCAAGAAGGCCTTGCAAGGCGGCTGTGGCAAAGAAATCGCGTAATGTCATGCCTTGGACGACGTCCTTAGCAGACCAAGTGGGGAAGGCGGGTGTGTTCATAGTGTAGTCTCCTGTTGTGAATTTGTATTTGACATCATTTTGTTTTTGTTGTCAAATACTTTTTATGCGTGAATCAGAAATCGAGGCGTACTTCAAATGGTCGGTCGAAATGGTCGGTGGCATCACTTACAAGTTCACATCGCCATCGCATCGGGGCGTCGCAGATCGAATAGCGTGCCTGCCCGATGGGCAGACGTGGTTCGTGGAGTTGAAGACCAAGGGTGGCAAGCTTTCACCACTCCAAAAGTTATTCGCCGCGGAAATGGTAAGACTTAAACAAAACTACAGTTGTCTATGGACTAAGGAGCAAGTAAAACAATGGGTCTTAACTATTACAACGAAATAGATTTATACGCCGCCGAATGGTTGCGTAACCTAATTGCGGCTGGGCATATCGCGCCAGGCGACGTAGACACAAGGAGTATTGTGGATGTTAAAGCAAACGATCTTAAAGGATATACCCAGTGCCATTTCTTCGCAGGGATCGGCGTCTGGAGCCACGCTTTGCGAAACGCAGGATGGTCAGACGACCGACCTGTCTGGACAGGCAGTTGCCCCTGCCAACCCTTTAGCATTGCCGGAGCAGGCGCCGGCGTCACTGACGAACGACACTTGTGGCCCGCATGGTTTGAACTTATCCAGCAGTGCCGACCTGACGTTATCTTTGGCGAACAAGTTGAAAGCGCGATTAAACACGGATGGCTCGATCTTGTTCAAAATGACTTGGAAAGAGAAAATTATATCGTCGGGGCTGCAGGTATTCCTGCTGCGGGCGTCGGTGCGCCGCATATCCGACACAGACTGTACTTCGTGGCGCAGCCCTCAAAAGTCGGACGGGGAGGGCGGCGTAATGGAGATACGCCCAGGGACAGCGGGCAAGTACAAACTAAGGGACGAGGCGCATCTAGCGAGTTGGCCGACACCGCTCAGAGCGGACGGTCGGGGGTCAGCGGGGGCGGCGAAACACAAGAACAGCGAATTGCCCAATGCGGTACGTCTGGTTTCTGGGGAGCCGCCGATTGGATCGACTGCACCGACGGCAAAACGCGCCCAGTTGAACCCAGCACATTCCCGTTGGCTTATGGGTCTACCGCCAGAGTGGGACGTTTGCGCGCCTACGGCAACGCCATCGTCCCGCAAGCCGCGCAAACCTTTATAGAGGCGTATCTTGAATCTTAGACCCTACCAAAACGAAGCGGCTGACTTTTTGTACGAACATGATCGTGCAATGGTGTTAGCGCCTGTGGGCGCGGGTAAGACGGCCATCACACTCACCGCCATGCAAGACGCGCTTGACAAGGGAGTGGTGCACCGGTGGCTAGTGTTGGCGCCTAAGCGTGTGGCAACTGACGTCTGGCCGGTTGAAGCCCCTAAGTGGGCGCCTAAGCTTGACATTGCGGTGGCCGTGGGCACGCCCAAGCAACGGTTGGCAGCACTTACGGCTGACGTGGTCGTCACCAACTACGACAATCTGCAATGGTTAGCCAAGCAAGAATTGGACTTTGATGGCGTGGTGTTTGACGAACTGACAAGGCTTAAGAACCCGTCAGGCGCACGGTTCAAGGCGTTGTTTAAGATCATCGACAAGATGCGTATTCGTTGGGGCTTGACCGGATCGTTTACCTCGAATGGCCTAGAAGACGTGTTCGGCCAATGCAAAATCGTGGACCAGAGCTTGCTTGGGCGCAGCAAGGGCGCGTTTATGCAGAAGTATTTTGTGCTGATGAACCCCGAGTATGGCGAGTGGGCGCCTCGCGCTGGCTCGCTCAAGATGGTCATGGACGTCATTCGCCCTGCAACGTACTTGCTTGAGCCTGGTGAGTATGCAGACAAGCTTGCGCCCTGTCACACGGTCGAGCTGCGCTGCGATATGCCGATGATCGAGTACAACCAAATGAAAAAAGATTTTGTGTTGCAGTATGGCGATACGCAGATCGAGGCGGTGAACGCTGCGGTTGTGACAGGCAAGCTGCAACAAATGGCGTCTGGGTTTGTGTACGACACGTCAGTCAAGCCCAACCCGTTAGCACCAGGCAAGTTTGTGACAACGCAGACGCCTATCTGGTTTAGCCGCCACAAGTTTGAACTACTCGACGATCTAATACAGGAGAACCAACATGCCAACACAATCATCGCGTACACGTACAAGGAAGAGCTCGCCGAGCTCAAGCGCCGCTATAAGCACGCCCTTACCCTTGACGATGACCGCGCTATCGAGCGCTGGAATAAGGGAGAGGTGGAGTTGCTTCTTGTCCACCCCAAGTCAGCCGGACATGGGCTTAACTTGCAACACGGCGGTTGCCGGATGGTCTTTCTGTCACTGCCTTGGAGTCTTGAATTGTTCGAACAAACCGTAGGGCGTCTGCACCGCTCGGGCCAGAAGCATGACGTGTGGGTGTACGTGTTGCTTACCAACAAAACCGTTGATGAGAAAATTTGGGCGGCGCTACACAACAAGCGCGCCGTGTCTGATATCGCTATGGAGGCGTTGAAATGACACTAGAAAGAGCAATTGAGATATTAAACACCGGATTGATTACCCAGCAAGAACAACTTGAAATTGCACAAATGATTAAGGAATATGATGAAACGATTAGAACTCTACAAAGCCAAACTGAAAGCCGCAAAGGTTGAGCTAACCATTCGGCAGCGCCAAGCTAACGCCGTTCAACGCGCATTATTTAACGTCACCTCACGCATTGCAGACTTGGAGCAAAAAATTGAAAACCTGGCGCAGTCTAAATAACGAATTGCATAGCCTAAGCGAGCAAACCGTTTTAGAGCTATTGAACGAAGAACGCGCAACAGCACGGCGCTCATCTATACTAAAGCGGTTGCACCAGCGCTATACGGCGCTACGTGCAGACCGCGAACGTATCGAGATTATGAATGAGGCACGACAGCCATGAAGAACATTGAAACGCTTGCCGACATCGTAGCGCGCGATTACGCCCAAGGCTACGCGCACCCAATTAAAGGCGTAGAAGCCATACTAGAGGAGCGCGGCAAACGCTATGGTCTGTTTAAAGACCTAGCCAGTATGTCGCAGACGATAAAAGATATGATGAAACAAGAAGAAGGCTGGGCAAGACTCGCCCCCGATCAAAAGGAAGCGCTTGAGGTAATTGCTCAGAAGATTGCGCGCATCCTGAATGGCGATCCTGACTACGCCGATTCGTGGTTAGACATTGCGGGCTACGCTAAATTGATCGCAGATCGACTAGAGGGAGTTGTCCGATGATCCTGATTAAGATTTTTGTCCAAGAGTCGGACAAAATTTGTAGGTGCGAGCACATACCCTTGTGCAATCTTTATGACCGATGTATGAAGGAGACTAAAAATGAAACTACGCTGCCCCCTGATCGACGACCCAACTTGGGTGTATGTACCGTCAGCCGCAACAGACGTTGCTAAGACGTGGGCTAAGTTTGGTTGGAGTCCACCATCCCAAGCGCGGCAGTCCGCACATGCTTGACACGGTTTAACCAACCTGTTTCATAAACAGGATTGTTTAGACCCAAGTAGAAGTCCACTTTGGCGGCCGAGAACTTGTCGATCAATTCGTTTACGTCTTGTTTGGCAACGGCAGCCAAAGTGATAGGGCCAATCCCACCATCGACCGGCACGCCAACACACTCTTGCAATAGCTTACCGGCACGGCCTGGGCCACCATTAACCGCGATGTCAAACACCAGATAGTCAATGGGTGATGGTAACTCGTCGCAACGACATATATCCCAGAATTTCCGTTTGTAGAATGGTCTAACGTCTTCTGGCGTAAGCTTCTTCATCTGCTCATGCGTGACCTGATGGCCTGTCCACGCTTCCCAATTGTATTGCGTGACGCCCAACATGGTTGAGCCTGGGCGACCGTCTGGCAGTTTGTTGCCATCATCGCGGGGGTCGTCGCTAAAGCCACCCTCGCTCTTGATCATTAAATCAAACGACTTATTCCAGTTACTTTGCATTTTTAATCTCCGCTTCAGTGACTTTTTCTTTAGTTTTCATATCAATAATCTTTTCCAACGTCCTGCCACCAAAATAGAACGACATGATCAACATGCCCCACTGGCCAAGCAGTTCGACGTACGCTTTGTTTGTTTCCATGTCAAACGCGCTCATCATGGCAAACGTAAAGTAGCCGGCAAGGATCGCAATGAGCGTCATGGGGCGGATGTTCTTAGAGAGCCATGAGTCGGACTTCATGTCGTTCTCTTGGCGCTTGGTCAGCTCGCCTTGCTCTTGCATGTCGGCTTGCATCTTAGCAAGCTCACCGTTCTGTTGCATCTGCATTAGCTCTAGCTGAGCCTTTGCTTTTTGTTCAGGATCGGGAAAGAACTTATCCAGAACCTTCATGCCGATGCCAAGGATATCCATTATCGGTAACATATTAGAGCCTCACGTTTGAAAACCATGCTTTAGTTGCTGTCCACTTGGCGCTACACCAAGCCTTGAGTGCTTCCCATTTTGTTTTCATTTGTCCATCTCCGATGCGGCTAATATCATTCGGGTCTTAACGGATATCAAGTCCCGTGGCTCAGACTTAAAGCCTACAGCAATGTACCCAGCAAACTTGCCAATCTCATTGGGTATTGAAGCCCTGCACATGTAAGTAACACCCATCAGCTTTGCCCACTCACCGACGGGGCTAGATGACTCAAACGGCTTACACGCTACTTCGTTGTTTAACATTGAGACTACATCTGCATTGCGCTCAGGGCTGGCGGCAAACAGGCTGACTGTTAAACCTTCGAGTTTGTGGTTGCGCTCACCGTTTGCAATAGCTAATACCGTCGTTCGGCTGTTTGTTGCAAGATTGACCTTATTAACCACAACACCGATAGCGCTTACTTCTTTAACTAAAGCGTTTGCCAGAGGAAGCAACTGTTCATGATCTTTTAGTTGTGGCATTGAGTTGCTGGACTTGATTGCAGCCAAGATGACCTGACGGCTATCCCACGCAAAGTATCCGGTGAAGGCAATGGTAGACAGTAGGATGACCGAAACAAGCTTGAACGGGTTGTCCACCCACTTGATCAGGTCAAGAATCTTATCTGTTGTGTCGCGCGGCGCTGCTTTTCTAGCCCTTGTTGCGGGCCTTCTAGCGGTGGCCATTACTTGTCCATTTTATTGTCAAGCTTGTCAAAAATCTTGCCAAGCATGGTTTTAATTTCGGCGATGTCGCGATGGTACTCGTCTTTGCTAATGTAGACCATCGGCATCTTACGCACGTCGTTATCCAAGCGATCAATTGCTTTGGTGATGTTGTTCAGCACCCAACCACCGAAGAACGACGCCAAACCAATCGCAATGTTGAAAAGCATTTGTGAATCCATTACGGCCTCAACGAATTACGGTTTTGGAAAAGTGTTAATGGGGCAAGGTTGTTTGTGGGTTCTTCTTGCGTAGCCGCTACTTTTGCGCCGGTTCGCAAAGCGCGTTGAGCTGGCGCAGCGCTACCGGCAACGTCATACATAATATTGAGAACTTTAATGCGCTCATGCGCGGGCAACACAGACAACAATTCTTCGGCCGTTTTTGCGGTCTTAAGCGAATCGGTCAAAGTATTCATTACCTTGTCGCCAACTTTACCCTCAATTTTAGCTAACATTTCATTAGCAATTGTGCCTTTGAAATTCAGCGTTGTAGGTAAACGGAACAATTTTAGGTTGCCCTTTAACACGTCAGCCAACGCTTCGCGGCCTGTGGTAGCTTGATCGGATATGCGAATATCGCGCGTCATTTGTTTGACTGCGTCGTCTACAGCGCCCATCTGTTCGGGCGTTAATATCTTGGTCAAGTCGCCAGTTTCGTAGCGAGGAAAACCAGTAGAACGCTTAAGCAACGCTGTTTCGCCACGACCTAGCGCATTTAGGAACGGCATTACCCGCTCGCCGCCACCAGGCTGATCAAGCACTTTCATCATGGCGTCCAAAACTTTAGACTGATTGACTGGCCCTGACGCTTCTGAAAATAAATTACGAGCGGTTCCATAATCAGGAACGCGCGCTTCAAAACTAGTTATGAAATCATTTAAAACGCCTTTGGCCGCCGCTTGCGTATCGCGTCCAATCCCTTTTTGGGATGCCGGCGCGTTAGCTATGTCTGACAACGCGCGCTTAATAAAGTGCATTGACTCGCCGGTAATTTCAGGAATTTCAGCAGATGTTTGTTTCATAATCGGATTGCCCGCGGCATCGACTAGCCCTGTTGGCACTGATCCGGCGGGTTTGGCAGCGCCCATAATAAATGGGCGGCCTTCCATTTTTGCTATGTCAGCGGCGGCTTTTAACGTGCCCTCTGGCATACGGTCAAAAATGGTTTTTAATTCGTCGTCAATTTTAACAACGGCTTTGTCAGCCGCTTCATAAAATGGGCGCGATATTTGGTCACGCATTTTGATGCTTTCAACCAAATTTGGCGTAACGCTTTTAATTCCAACGCGTCGTGCAGCTTCTTGCGCTTCTTGCGTAGTATATTTTGACCCCGCAGCACTTACTGTGCGACCGCTTACACGTTCAGCTAACGCTTGGAACGCTGGCTTATCAATACCCTCTAGCGCTTGTGCAGCAGTTACATCATCGCCCGCACGGGTAAGCATGTTGCGCACGGCTGGCGTATCCACGCCGCCTAATGTTTCAGTAACTATCTTTTTAGCTTTTAATGCGTTACGTTGACCGACGTCAAACAACCGCGCGCCGCCTTGAATTACTACAGGCGCAACGCCCTCAAAAAAAGCGCCTTCCATGACGTTTTGTGCGGGTTGCTGAACTGTTTGATATGGCGTACGCGGAGGCTTAAGACCTAACGCTACATCTGCGCCTTGCAACAATTCTTTACTTATGCCATACCCTAAGCCAGCGCCTGCAACCGTCCCAAGTGGACCTAGTGTTGTACCTAACACACCGCCGCCTGCTGCGCCTAATGCCTCTATAGTTGGCCCCAAATATTCACGCGCAGTAGTGGCGGCTCTATATAAGTTAGGGCTTGTCTGCGCCCAATCCGGTTGCCGCGCAAGCGGCATACCTTCAGGCGATGTCCCTAAATATGCGTCGGGGTCAAACTTAGCGGCGGGTGTTTTTGCCGCCGGCGCCGCTGTAGGGGCGGTCTTAGCCAAATAAGCATCGGGATCGAAAGCCATTTTTACATTCCCAATCGTTGGAGAATTTGCGCGGCGCGGGGGTCATTAGGATTAGTTTTAGCCCAATTAAGCGCGTCTTGATCCACTTGCTTAAGCCGCGGTTCGTACTTGGGCGCTTCAATTTTTTCAGGTTTAACGCCTTGCGTTTCAAAAAATCTATTAAGTTGACCGCTGTCGACGGCTTCGTTATACCGTTTAATAGCACGTTCTTCAATGTTTTTGCGGATGTCAGTTAATTTAATTAACGCGGCTTTATCCATGTTAATTGTACCGGTCATCACACTACGCAAAAACTCGCGTTCGGCCGGAGTATCCATGCCTTTTGCGCCGACCCCTAACGATTGAATCATTGGGAACACATCGGAACCCAACATAGCGTCAAGAATTTCAGTATCTGCAACTCTTTTGCCTGCTTTAATATCGTTAGCAAATTTAGCGCGGAAAGCTTCAATATTTTTAATAACCCCCGCACCAAAGCCAGTAATGGCGTCAGACGTTTTAAGTTGATCAAGAGTTTCGTACAGTTTAGGTAAGTTTCCGGCTGCGGCGGTTGCGCTAGTAGCAATTCCGACATCGCGGTCGCCAGCGGCTTTACCAACAACTTTTCTGTACTCAGACTCAAATTGTTCGGGCGGCAATTTGCCTACTAATGGCTGACCACTTGCGTCAAGCACAGGTGTAGAAGCGCCTGAGCGTTGATCAACACGCACATACTCGCCTTTTGTATTTTGTACTATTTGTTGCGAAGGCATCAGCATGTTGTGCTGCTTAATTAACGCGTCTGCGGCAGCTATTGCTTTAGGTGTCCCAACTCTAATCAGTTGACCAATTTGCGTTTGCATTTGCGCTATTTCTGGTGGAACCGCCCCCGCAGTAAGCGAGTTGACGTTAGCCGCGGTTGCTGGTGTAGCACCCGCGTTAAGCGCGTTTACGTTTGGCGCTGTAGCTGGTGCGGCAACAGGCGTTACTGCACCAATAACAGGCGCGCCGACAACGGGAGCTACCGCGCCAGTAACAGGTGCGCCACCACTTACGGGAGCCATTGCGCCGGTAACGGGCGCGCCGCCGCCCATAGAAGGCGCGGTTGTAGCCCCCGCCCCAACAGACGGCTCGCCGCGCAATATACGAGCAATATCTGCTTGTTGTTGTTCTTCCATAGACAAGCGTCGACCTGCAATATCAGCTTGACGATGACCAGGCGCGGCACCAATGTTAGCAGCTTGAATTCTAGTGCGTGCGGTTAACCTATCTGCTTCAGAAAGCGCGTCGGATGCAGTGCGTTCTGCGTATGATTTAATCTTAGCGGGGTCGTTGCCGGCGTCAGCAATAACGCGTTCGGCTTGTGCTCGCGTAAGAACACCGTTTTGCACCATAGTGCCCACGGCGTTTACAAAGTTTTCGGGTGTTGGATTGTCACGAACATAGCCAGCAATTTGACCAGCCATAGTTAAAGTTTTAGCCGCGGTATCTACTTGCTCTTTTCTACCTTTAAGCAATGATTCGTACGTTGCGCGGCCTTGTTTTCCGTACTGCAACAATTGCGTAGGGTCTTCAGGCACCCCCCGCGACAATGCGCTTCTTACGCCCTCATTGCCTTCCATTTCTTGTTGCGCAGCGCGGATAGCCATAACTTGTGCGTATTGGCCAAGCATATTAACTTGTTGCGGTTGT